AAAACTATAGCTGCTAAAGAAGCTAAAGAAGCCAAGGATGCTGCAAAAAAGTAGATAAAGCTGAGAGTATTTTGGATAAAATTAAAAAGAAGATTGTTAAGAAAAAAGATTAAATTTCGTAATCATTTTTTAGAGATTTGACTATCTTATCTCTAACATTATATATCTTATCAAATTCATCGAAAGTTATCAATCTAATATCAAGGCCTTGTGCTATTGAATATAGATTGATGCTTTTGTAAAAATCAACCACAGTTGGTAAATAATCTGGCATTTTATCTGCCTCAAATCTTCCAGCAATCGTTTGAAGGCTTTCTGGAACTAAAAAAAAATGAACAGCACCATATCCATGGTCTAGAATTCTTTCTTGGTGTATTAATTCTCTGTGATTTTTTTCTATATATTTAACCCCGTGATATTTCTTGAATTCATCGTAAAATACCGACAATAAACCGTTTTCTTTTAATATAAAAGATTCATTGCTATCTTCTAAGAGAGCTTTTTGTTTACTAAGAGATGGAAGGTCTATACCATTTATCTCATGGAGGTCTTTATTCTCTTCTTTAAGGAATCTGCGGATTTCCCTGACAATAGAGGTTTTTCCACTTTTTTCAACACCATCAATATATATACATCTTATCTTTCTTTTCATATAGATATAGTATCATAAAGTCGTATTAATCTTTACCTATATAGGAGTGAAAATATGAAATTATCAGCTAAGTTCTTGATAAATGTAGAAAGTGTCAACAATTTTGACTATGTAGACCAATGGGACGTTTCTGAGGGTTCTGCCCACAGATTGCATTTCCAACTAATCGACAAGCAAATGGGAGACTTAAGGTATTTAAGTCAAGCAACGGTTCTTGGACCTGTTACTGTGACTTTTTTGAGTGTTGTTGACGGTTCTGAGATTGTAAAAATAGCTACCCAACCATTCGCTGATGACAAGTCTGTTTGGTATATAGATTTATTGGCCACAGAAGTTCCAAATGCTGGTGCTGTAAAAATGTCAATTAGTGAAGATGCAGTTATTAGTCAATTTAGAGTAGATTTAGCTATAGTGGTTGATTTGTTAGATGCAGGGAGTTGTTAAGGGTCTTTTTTGTAGTGTATCTCCTTGCAATGTGGTAAAATAAAACTGTGATAATATATAAGATAACAAATTCAATTAATAATAAAGTTTACATAGGGCAGACAATTCAAAAACTGAACAGGAGATGGGTTTGCCATAAAAACTATTTTACAAAAAAATCAAATACACCAATGTACCGCGCTATGAATAAGTATGGATTTGACAAATTCACCATAGAAGAAATCGGTGGTGCTAATAGTATAACTGAGTTAAATTATCAAGAGTGGTTATTAGTACATAAACACAACAGCTTACACCCCAATGGTTACAACATGATGGAAGGTGGTGGTGCTAGTGGCAAACAAAGCAAGGAAACTATAGAAAAAAGAAGAAAGTCCAATAATGACTGGCACAAAATCAATATAAAAAATGGAAAAGAGGTCATGGATATTGAAACTGGTGAAATTTGGGTATCTGTTACAGAATGTGCTAAAAAACTTGGCAAAAACCGATCTTCACTATCAAGCAAGTTAAATGGTCATACAGGAAATGATACAGATTTGAGATATGTAGATGTGAAAAAACCACACTTGCCTTCCCTTAAAAAGAGGGTCGTTAATGTTAAAACCAAAGAAGTTTGGATAACTATTACAGAATGTGCAAAAGCTAACAATATAAATAGAAGAAGTTTGTCAAAAAAACTAGATGGTAGTAGAAAAAATAATACAGAATTTGAACTACTGACTTTAGATACTTAGGAGAATAAGATGGCATTTATTAATGAAAAGGGTGATTATCCAATAAATTATGGGGTATCAAATTATCCTGTCTTAGCCAAAAGTACTAGTGGTTTGGTAAAAAGAGTAGAGTCTCTTTTGACACCTGACAAGTTAATATCCAGATATTTAAAAGGTCTTGACGTTTCAGATTGGACAAATGACGAATTAAAAGATAGGATAACCTTGGCAATTAGTGAGGCTGAAATACTCATAGATGTACCTATTACTCCCATTCAAAGGAAGGAAAAACACCCCTTCGACAGAAATTTATACCAGCAGTTTGTGCATGTTATGACGAACTTTGGCCCGATAAGCTCTTTGGAGAAATTTGGCATTAAAAGTTCCAATGATATTGACATATTTTCCATACCACCTGATTGGATTGAATCTGCTAGGTTTTTCCAAAAACAAATCAATGTAATACCTCTAACTGTTGTTGGTGCCACAGGTATAACCACAGGACAACCCACAGGAGCTGCTGGTTTAGCCTTTATAGCTGCGATGAACGGTGGAATTGGTTGGGTTCCAAGTTATTGGGAGGTCGAGTACACCACAGGAGTCTGTAGTGCTGAAGGTCAAGTTCCCATGGTAGTTAATGAATTAATAGGAGCAATTGCTGCCATCGAAATTCTTGGCAATTTAGGACCTCAGAACCTAAGCACAAGCATATCTGTTAGTCATGATGGGATTTCTCAGTCTAGCTCTAACCCAGGCCCTGCTGCATATCAGACAAGAATCGGGGAACTTGTAGGTAAAAAAGATATGCTCATAAAGAAAATAAGAAAAATCTATTATAATAAGTATTTCATGTCTAACATTTAGGATAACTATGTACAAAGATATTTTAGAAAAAATTGAATCAGGAAATTTTCAAAAATCGGAAAAAACACTTTCCAAAAGTGAAGCTACTGAAATTCTTAAAAATTTTATCATAAACAGAGCTTCTGAATATCCAGAACTTACAACTGATCAACTTGAAAAAAATCTTAAGACCGCTTTTAAGAATGGCATGTCCATACTAGCTTTAGTTCATGGTGCTCACTATGCAGGTAATGTAGGAAATGAGTCAAATGCTGACTCTTCTCCTTCAGAAGTGGTTAGTCAAGCAAAAACTAGGGGTCCTGCCAATGTTTCGCAAGAAGTGGCACCAAAACCTGAAGAGACAGCTAGGGCTGATGTTGGAAGTTATCGTGACCAGAAGGTAGGGTCATTTTTAAACGCAATTTCTATGAATGAATCATCTGGTGGTAGAAATTTAAACCACAGACAGATGAAGGGTGGAATACATGATGGAGACTCTGCAGTGGGAAAATACGGTTTAATGCCGAATACGATAAAAGAAACTGTAGGTAGAATGGGAAAAGAGAATCCTCTTTATAGGCAATATAGAAATATGGACAATAGCCAAATTGGAGAGAGTATGGCAAACAATCCAGATCATGAAAAAGAGGTGGCAACACATCTAGCAAACAGACTTCAAGACAAGTTTGGTGGAGATGAATCGAAAATGTCATATTCTTGGAACCAAGGATCGAACATAAAAAACAGTGCTTTTAATGAAAAACATGGTGACTATAAAAACCATGATTACGTGAAAAAATATCATGAAAATAGAACAAATATAGAAACAAATCCCAAATTATCCGAACAATTCAAAGACAACAGCTCCAATTAGTGATACTATGTATCTAAAGGAGATTAAATGGACAACAAAACTTATCAAAAATCAGCACTTAGGACAAATACCCCAAACTACAAAGGGGCAGCTGGAAGGGCGGTAGGTACAGATGACCTATTTGGCCCAAGCAAAAAAGCATTGGACCTATTACATGCTTCTATGGGGCTTTCTACGGAAGCTGCTGAATTTACTGATGCACTCAAAAAACATGTATTCTACGGAAAAAAACTAGATACAACCAATCTAAAAGAAGAGTTAGGTGATTTACTGTGGTATGTCGCAATTGCTCTAGAGGCTCTTGATACTGACTTTGGATCGGTCATGCAAACAAATATAGACAAGCTATCTGCTCGATATCCTGATAAATTTACCGAAGAATTAGCTGAAAACAGGGATTTAGCCAAAGAGCGTAAGATACTAGAAGAAGATGTCTAAGGTTAGGAACGAAAAGCTCATAAGAGAAGAACTTGATATCCAAGTTAAAAAACTTGATTGGGATGCTTTGTCTTACGATATTATACTCATATCAACAGCTATATCAATAGAAAAAGATAGTAACTATTTAAAATTGCTACAAATCAAATTGGAAATATGGGAAAAAGAGAAGACGGATATGGTACATAGTCAATTTGATATGCAAAGATTTTTAGAGAAGGATTCTGAATTTGATGATTTGGATATTTTTTAAACAGATACGTTTTGAATTTAAAATATCTGAAATAATCTTTACAATATAAGGAGATTATTGTGGAAATCAAAGAAGATGAAATAAAAGAAGTAAAAAAAATAGGGACCCTAAATGGTTCTGAAGTTAAAATAGTATCCCTAAAGGGTGGTTTTCACATTGGTATGGGTAAAAAAAGTAAAAACAGTAAAAACAGTGACATATTAGCTGTTGGTTCTCATCCTGCAATTGTGTCTCATCAAATTGCGAAGAAATTCGAGGAAGGGTTTGAACAAAGTATGACAAAGAGTGAATCTAACTCTATGTCTGATGTTTCTAACTATTCTCATAACTTAAACTCCACCCAGAAAAATGTTCTAGGTTTAGACATATATACCATAAAAAAGAACGAAAAAATAGAATTCAAAGTTACTAAGCATAATTTTGAAATATTCTCCATTCAAGCTAGTGAATGTGGTGACACAATCACTTTAGAAGAAACTTTCAAAAATGAAAGTAGACTTTCTAATTTGAACAAAAAAGAGCTAAGTAACAATTTAGGCAAAGCGATTAAAGAATACGCTAAAGAGAATGGTTTAAAAATTGAAAAGAAATTTTAGAGGTTTATCTTGGCAAATAAAGAAAAAAAGGGTTTACAAATACCTACCCTTCCTAAATCACCTAAAGACTTGTTTCAAATCACTTTGGATTTGGGGAAAGATGACGATTTAGTTACAGGTAGGGGTGTGGAATTTATTCATTATATTGCTATACCTTCTCCAATTGGATTAAAAGACAGGGGAGATTATAGAAGAAGCGGTCAGTATGACACTATATCTTCTAACGGTATGATATATAAAGAAGCTGGATGTTTTACAGCTACACTGGTTTCTAACCAAAAAAGAAAAACACCTAATGAGGGTGGAGTTTTTGACTATTCGACAGCTAGAATGTTAGTGCCTAGATTTTACAACAAAAATGCAGTGGCCGATGGAGAAGAAATTCACCTAGCACCTGGAGATAGAGTTTTCATAAAAGATATGGAAGTGTTAGTCTCAAACTACCAAAGAATGCAATATAATGCAGGTGGAGTAGATAGGGCACAGTTTCCTGTTACATCTGTTCAGTATTTGATAGACAGTGCGAACAAAGAGTATAAATGTGGCTATCACTTTAAGATACAAGACGGTCAGATAAAATGGATTAATGGAAAGGGAAACCCTGGAATTGATCCTGAAACTGGTAAGGGAAACATATATTCCATGAGATATAAATACAATGCTCATTGGTATATTACAGAAATACCCAATGAAGTAAGAGTTATACAGGGTACAAATGAAAAAGGAGAAAGATGTCCACAGAGAATGTCTTATCAAGCAGTTGTACAAAGAGAATACGTTTATTATAATCAAAACAATGATGTTGACAAAAATCAAGATAGAGAACAAAAGGTTCGTGATATAGAAGAGCCTCAAAAACCTGTAGAAACTATTGGTGATTATAAAGTAAAAGTAGACATGAATGATATAGGGTAATAGGAGAAATATATGAGTGTTAAGAGAAATAAAGATGCAAGATTGTTTGAAGACAGTCATTCGATTGATAATTTAGAATACAATGAATGTGTAGGGGCTAGAAAAATAGTAGAAGTAGGTCCTGCTCTTGAGTATATTGGGGATGCATCTGGAGGTATTCAGGTTGAAAAAGGTGATGCTTTGTATATTCTAAATCTTTCAGGAGCAATAGGATATATTGCAATAGATGATTCAGCTCCTGCTGCACCAACAGTTCCAGCTGACAATGTTTTTCCTGTATTTGATTCAGGTGAGTTTGTAAAATATTCAGTAGGTTCTAATGCTTTTATCAGAACCTCTGCAGCAACACTTCATATTTATAAACTTGTAGACACTACTGTAGTTAGAGTTAACCCATAGGTAAATTTGTGAAAATACAACCAGATCAACTTATAAAATCTATATTAGGCGATGATTTCTTTGAAATTATGGAGAAATCTGATGTTTACAAGATGTATCAGCAAAACGCTACCAGTACTAGTGAGATGGCTACTGGTTTGAAAATAGTACCTAGAGCTGTTATGTCTTTTTTAATTTCAAACTTGACTCACTTAGAAAAGGGAGACAACAAAGAAATAGAGCTACCTTTTGCTATTGGCTCTTATATGTATATTATAAAGAAAGACCAAGATACGTTCAGTGGGTATTTCTATTCAAAAGGCAAGAAAATAAACGAATTTACACAAAGATCGATTCCAGGTGTTGGTCTTGTGATTATGACAACATTTGAATTGTATGACATTGATAGTCTCAAAGATGCAAGAGAGGAAGAGAAAAAAACATTTGATATATCCAAATTGCAATCTGTTATAGATGAAAGACTCCAACTTCACTCTTTAATATCTAGGGTTGTTGATCAAAAAATAGCCCAAAGAGATGCTGTTGAGATATTGGTAAAAGAAAGACTTTCGCAAGCTCTATCTGCTCACAGAGAACATGAAGAGCATGAAGAACATGAAGAGCATGAAGAACATGAAGAAGAGAGTAAGTCGGAAAAACTAAAAGGTTTCCTAAAAAAACAAAAAGAAAAAATAGAAGAAGCTCAAATTGAGAAAAGAGAAAATATAGATTGCCCAGATTGTGGTTCTGATCTATACAAAGGTGGCAGTAAGCTCACACTTTGTATTTGCTATGGTGATGATTGGAACAAAAGCATAAAAATCCAGAAAACAGAAAGGAATATCCAAATGAAGTTCCCAAAAAGTATGGATTCTGAAAATATAGAAATGCTACTGAAAACTTTGAAAAATATAAATAAGGAATAAACATGAAAGAGCAAATGACATACGTTGCAATTGATGCTGATAATGTGGGAGAAAGTGTAGGAAACGCTGTACTTTCTGATGACACAAGCCAGCTATCTAAGCTATCAGAAGCAATCAATACTGGTGTTCAGATTTTTTCCAAATGGGCTGAGTTCAATGGTGGGTCGGTTATTAGTAGCGGTTCCGATGAAGCTATATTTCAAGTTCCTGTAACTAGCATTCCAGATTTGGAAAATTTAAAAGACGAATATGTAGACAAAACTGGATTTACAATTTCCATTGGTATTGGTGAGAAGGTATCTGATGCTGCAAAAGCATTGATATACGCAAAGATGAATGGTAAAAATCAAATTACAGATTACTCTCCAGAGATGGAGCAGGCTATGCAGCAAGCTATATCTGGTGGTTATCAAGAGCAAGGAAACCAAGAGGAAGTTGTAGGTGAAAGCGAAGGTGATATTCCAGAACATGAAAAGCATCTCAATGCAGAAGATAAAGCTATTCATGATTCTACCGAAATGCAAAGCGATGAAGAAGAAGTTCAACAAGAACAGGTAGCCGAAGAAGGTGATTCAGGAGCTACTGGTGATATGTTACCAGAAGGAGACCCTGAAGAAAATGTTGAAGAAGATATGGAGTACGAAGAAGAGGAAAATATAGAAGGGGAAAAGGAAATAGAAGGAGATGCCATAGACGACATGTCGGAATCGAATAGTGTTATGGATGAAGATATTGACCTTGATGGTGAACCAGATGTTGAAGAAGATCATGGTGAGATTCTACCTAGTGATGACCTTGATGGTGATGGTGATGTAGAGCACGAAGAAGTTATGGCAGAAAGAAGTGATTCAAAATATAGTGATGAAGAAGATTATAATGATGAAGTTTTAGACGAAGATTCTAGCGAACTTTCAGACTCTATAGCTGGCGAAATGGGAGAAGAAGAAATGCTTGAAGACGGTATGGAAGAAGAATATCCTGAAGAGGGTATGGAAGAAGGTATAGAAGAGGGTATGGAAGAGGAATACCCTGAAGAGGGTATGGAAGGGGAAATGGAAGAAGAATACCCCGAAGAAGAAATGGAAGAAGAAATGGGAGAAGAGTATCCTGAAGAAGAAATGGGAGAAGAGTATCCTGAAGACGGTATGGAAGGGGAAGGTGATCCTACTGAAGATTTAAAAACCGTCATATTTGAAAGTCTTCAAAGTTTCAAAGAAAACAGAGAATATTTAGAAATGGTTTCTCAAGAAAATCCAGAACTATACGATGCTCTTATTTATACACTTCAAGCTATGATTGAAATGGCTCGTGAACTCGGATATGGCAACATGGAAGAGGGTATGGAAGAGGGTATGGAAGATGACATGCTCAATGAAGAAGATGAAGTCATGGGCGAAGAAGTCATGGATGAAGGTGAGGCCATAGAAGAAGAGATGGAAGATGACATGAATCCTGACGATTTTGCTGTAGATTCTGAAGAAGAAGAAGAAGAAATGCTTGAAGACGGTATGGAAGAAGAATATCCTGAAGAAGATGAAATAGAAAAAACAGAAAATTTCGTTTCACTATTGAGAAAAACAAATGCTATCATATCTAAAATGAATCTTCTGAAAGATGAAGATATGAGTATTAAGGAAATGAAGGAAAAAGTAAAAAAAAAACTAGAACAGCAAAAACAAGGTGCTAGTAAGAAAAAAGGTGGCAAGAAAAAGAATAAATCCAAAAGTGCTGCTGAAATAAATGAAAAAAAGAAAAACAAAGGTAAAAGCTCTGGAGGGGGCAGTAACTCTTTTTGTGCTAAATCTCACCAAAAAATGACAACTTCTGGTAAAGATTGCCGATCTAATGATGACAAAAACTCTCCACTATGTTCTGCAAGGAAGAAGTTCAGCTGTCGTGGTAAAAACGAAGAAAAAGGTGGAATTAGCAAGAGTGAAGATGTAGAAAAGCTTTCTAAGTTTTTAAAAAAAAAAGATAAAAAATTAGAAAAGAGCAAATTGGCTACTAAACAGACAACAAAACACACAACAAAACCTCACAACCCTGAAGGAACACAGAAGGGATATAAGGTTAAAGATATAGACAATGAAACTGGAAGAGCACAGTGGATAGATGGTTCTAGAGGTTTGGCTGAAGACCCTGCTGGAGACCCGATTGGACCTAAAGGAAATAGTCCTATTTCTATTCGTAAACCAAAATCTTCACCAGCGGTAAAACAATAATGAAGTTGACATTTGACATAAAAACATCTGACATTTTGAAAGAAGTAAAAGAAAAAGTAAAGAAGCAATTTGAAAGTGATATGAAGTTGATAGCCAAATCTCTCGGGGACGGTGCTGTTAAACACGCCCAAAAGCTCGCTGATCAACTGCCAAATAGTTTGGGTAACAAATATAAAGAAAACATATATATAGAACAACAGTCTGAGAATTTTATAACAGTAGGAATAAGAGAAGAAGCTCTATGGATTGAAGAAGGTAGAAAGGGCGGTTTTATGAGTGAACTGCTTAAAAACGGTAAAACTGCTAAGGATGGAAGCAAGTATAGAATAATACCTATTGAAAAAAAGAATACTGCTAAAAAAACTTCTACTTCTGGTGACGATCTTGTAGGTGAGTTGAAAACTTTCTTCAGATCAAAAGGTATAAGATATAGTAAAAACAAAGCTTTAGCTACGGACAGTAATGGTAGTCCTAGAATTGGCAAAATACATAGCTTTAGCATTAAAGATTTAAACAACAGCAAAAGTGGCAAATCTCTTTCTAAAAATGTCCAAGGCGTTAGTGTTTTCCAAAACAAAAATGCAAAAACAGGCAAGGTAGAAAGAAGTATAATGACCTTTAGGGTTATCTCAGACAAGAGTAGGTCTAAGGGAACATGGGTACACCCTGGTAGACCACCTGAAAACATCATGATAGATACTTTTCAGTGGGTACAAGACACTTACCAACGAGAATTGATACCAGCTTTGAGAAAGAAATATGAATCAAAATAACAATGTTATAGCTTTATTTTTCCTGTTTCAAATTGTCAATATTTTTATGTTGTTTGGGAAAGATGGTAGTAAATTTTTTGAAAAAAAAGAACGTATGTTTATAATAATATTGCCCACTTTGGTAATTTTAAGTTTAATTTGGAGACCTTTATAATGGCTATTTTCCAGGGAGATGTTTTTTTTCGTAGAATCATCGAATTAACATTGCAAGATTTAAGAGAGAATGAATGGCTCATCGACGATGTGCTTTCGGACTTTACCTCCGATCCCATGCTTTCGTCTATATATGGACAAAAAGAGATAGAAAACGCCAAAAAATGGCTGAGAGATAATGAAATATCAGTACTTCTACCTCACAGGATGGATGTTGAGAAATTTCCTTGCATAACCATTTCTATAGGATCAAACACAGAAGATAAGAGTTTAGCTAGACTAGCAGACCAAACCGCAACTGTTGAAACATATGAAGCTAGTGATATTGGGAAAACAATACCCTACATCGTAGAACCTTTTGGGTACACATCGTATGATCAAATCAAGGGTGAGTTCGTAGTAGACACAGCAGTGGTTGACTTGTCCATCATACAAGCTGGAATGGTGATTATTGACCCTAAAACTGGAACTGGGTATGTAATTGTTAGCAAAAGCAATCATAGCTTGTTTATAGCTGCTGGAACAGATGTTACGGCAATTGAAGTTGGCATTTTACCACAATATAGAACATTTATGGCAAGAAGAGAGATAGCCACCTTTCAAGAAAGGGTAGTTTTAGGCTGTCACACCCATGGAGACCCAAATTCATTATTGTGGCTATACTCCTTTATGATGTATGGTCTACTTAGATACAGGGAAGGTATATTGGAAAGTAGAAACTTTCAACTTTCAACTATAGAAACTAGTGACTTGGTAAGGAATGAAAATTTCCAAAATATTGGAGAAAACGCATATAGTCGCTTCATTACAATAACAGGTCAAGTTGAGAACACTTGGTTAAAAGCTCCAAAGAGAGTTTTAGAATCTGTAGTTCTTAAAGATTTTGACACAGATAACGGAGCAGGTCTTGTTATTATTGGTAAAGATGGTGGTGAAATACCTGAAATCATTGATACAGAATGCGAACCATGGGTAGCTAAGGATTAGTAAGAATAAATCTTTAAAATAGAGGTGTTTATGAACGATAGTCTAAAAGAAAAAATTGAAACTTTAACAAAATCAATGTATAGAAATGTTAAAAAAGCAAAAAACAAACATATCAAAAAAGTAAAAGAAAAAGATGCTATTAAAGACCTGTTTGACAAAGACAGAGTTGCCGAAATGTCTCCAGACGATGTTCCTGCCAATAAAACCAGTACCTTAAACAAAGGTAAGAGTATAGAAAAGCATGAAGAATTTGTTTTTGATTTTCTAAACAAGTTTGAGAAGATTTCAAAAGCTTATCTTATGGAAAAAGCTAAAATAGATGATTTAGAACCTAATGTTGATAAAAAGAAGCAAGAAAGAAAAGAGCGAAACAAAGACTTTCAACCTAAAAAGAAAGAAAAATGGACAAAACCTGATGAAAAAGGTAATAAGTTTAGATCAGCTAAGTTTCCTAAAGAAAGTCAAGGAGACCTAAAAAGAAAACTCAAAGATAAACCAAAGACCCCATCTAGAAAAGACCTTGAATATCCAATGGCTGCTAGTGAGGATTCTTAGATAAACTATTGAAATCATTTGTTTTAGGTTTAGAATAACGTAATTGAATTAATCTTTAACATATAGAAAATTAGGGGATAACAATGTCTGATGATAAAAAATATAGTCCAGTAGAAGTAGCTAAAATAATGGCTGAAAGACTTCGTGACTGTCTACAAAAACACGAATTAGGTGTGGCAAATTTGAAGAAATCTTCAAATTCAGCTCATGAAATTGATGCAGGGGAAGAGCCTAACAATGATGATGCTGAATGTCCAGCTTCTTTGGCTGCAAATGGGTCTGAGAGTTCAGGGAATTCTGAATCCATGGATCACTCAGAATATAGTGAAGATTCTTATTCAGATGAAGACGAAGAAGAAAGCGAAGAAGATAAAGAGAAAAAGAAATACAATAAAGAAGGGTACGAAGAAACTGAAGAAGAAGAAACTGAAGAAGAAGATGATTTTGATTTTAAAAAATCAGAAGATTGTGGATACAATATAACATACAAAACAATGAAAAAAGGAGCTTTTGGAGCTGCTGCAGGAATGAATAGTGCAAAACCTGCCACATCCAAACCCTCCATAGCATCTCAAATTGGATGGCCAGGTGCTCCAAAATTACCTGTTAATAAAGGTGAAGAAGGAAAAGAAGATAGTGGAGATAAGAAACTATCATCTTTTGATAGAGAAAAGAAAGATGTTGAGTGGACTAAAGACCAAAACAACATGATCAATGCTACAAAACCTGGAAGTAAGAAGTCAGATAGAGGTGATCAATCTAAATTTATAGAAGCTGCAAAAAAACGCAGATCAAAAATGAGAGATGAGGGTGTTTTAAAATCTGAAGATAAAAACCTCAAAAAATGCAAAGATGACAAAGGGTGTGATTGCGAATGTGATGATGTTAAAAGTAATATGGAAAAAAACACAGACCAGACAGTGAAGGCAACTAATAGTGTTGACTATGATAAACCTCACAAGTCTGATAAAGATAAGGAAAATTTCAAAAGACCTTTAGAAAAATGTGGAGACATGGTTAAAAAGTCTGAAGGAAGTTTTGATAAATTAAAGAGATTTCAAAAAGCAGAAACTAAATCTTTTACAGATATAGCTTCTAAAAAAGTGGCACCTCCTGCTAGTTTTACTGCTCAACAATCTCAAAATAGTCCTCAATCTAAAGATGCTGGACAATTTGTAATGCAAAATGCTCCAAAAGGAAGTTCAAGGGCGGCAAGTGAAAGCTTTAATCAAGGGGTAGGGTCTACTTCTAAGCAAAGTGCTCCTCAATCGTCAAAAAAAAAGCCTAATAATATGAATATAGGCCAAAAAGGTCCTCAAAAAGGTTTTAACGACATGAGTACTCCAGCTAAGTCTAATGCTATTGCAGCAAAAGAGGTTGGACAAGCACCTGCAGCAAAAAAGAGATCAGCATTTGGTCAAGCTTTTGACACAGCTAGAGCTGAAGGTAAGAAAGATTTTACTTGGAAAAACCCCAAAACAGGTAAAACAGGAAAGTTTCACACAAAACACAAAGAAGAAATGGGACAAAAACAAGCTCCAGCAAGACAAGAGCAGGGAAACAATAAGCCAATGACAAGGGAAGGTAAGACACAGTTTAACCGTGATCAGTTTGATGGTAAAAACACTCCCTCTGGAAATAAAAATGTAGACAAAGCGAGAAATCGCAATGCTAGAATACAAAACGCAAAAGATTCCCGATCTGGACTGAACCCAACAGGTCAAATTAGAAATAGGCAAGAGCAATCTTCTAACAGAATGGGGGCTAATCCAGTAACAGGTGATAGGAATAGTTTTAAAAGAGATATGGGTAGGATGGAACCTAAAACCCAAAGACCTACTAGAGGTAATTATCAGGAAAATGTAGTTGGTGGTAGACAAAATGCCACACCAAGAGGCAAAAACTTGATGGATAGAATAGAAGCAGGTAGAAATAGATTGAGAGGGACTTCTAAAAATAGATAAACAATAGGGGGAGTTTAAGATGGCTAAAAGTAAAAAGAAAGAAGAGACTGAAGAAGAAATAATTGCAAAAGCGAGAAAAAGAAGACTAGCATTAGCAATAGATAAAACTCCAGTTGAAGAAAAGAGTGATGATAGAGATGATTTTAGAAGATATTTCTTAAAACTCAGTAAAGACTTGAAATTAGATAAGTATTTAGAGGAAGTTATCTGGGTTCATTTAAAAACAATAAAACATAATAAAAAAGAATTGTTTGATAAAGGTGTTGAACATTTTGGATATAAAATTTAATTATTATAAGGAAGGAGAAGAATAATGGCTCAAAGACTTACAACATCATTTGTAAACACCAATGTACCTGGAGCTTACGTTGAAACTACAGTAAAATCCACACCAGTAGGTATTACAAATACTGGCGACATCGTAATTATAGGTGAAGCTAGTGGTGGTGCAGATATTACACAAGAAACGCTAAAAGACAACTTCTACACACCTACTCAACTTGATAGAGTTAGAAACAAGTATATAAGTGGTCCAATCGTCGATGCTATGGCAGCTTTAACATCTCCAAGCAATGACACTGGAATAACAGGCTCTGCTGGTAGAGTTTATATCGTAAAAACAAATATAGGAACACAAGCTACCAAAGACATAGTAGCTTCACCAGCTGGTGTATATGGTGCTTTGACAGACAAAAAATACGGAATTGATGGTAACAAATACAAATACCAAATAACCAATGTTGAGTATGAGGTTGGGCCAAGTATACAAGGTACTGACGTTATAATTGGTGATGGTTCTATTTTTGATGGTCTATCTTTTTCATTCCGTGGAAATGGCGATATTGCAACTGTAATAAATCTTAGTTCTGCTTTGGGTGACCATGATGATATAACAAAATTAGCTGCTGAAATTGATATACAACTTCCAGCTGGATTTTCTTGTGTAGAAGGTACAACTGATGCTTTGATTTTTAAATCAGATGTTGATACTGATGCTAATGGAAAAGGTCAAGGTAAGTCTTTTGAAATTATTGACTCAACCATAGGTGAATTAGCGTTTTTAGGACATGTTGTTGGTTTGACAGTTTCTTCTCAAGAACCTGAAATTCAAGTTGCTATAGTTAGACAAGATACAAACACAAACGAATCCCACATTGTAAAAGGTGAAATAGCCCTAACAATAGGTTACGTTGGAACAAGTGGTACAATTGACATTTCTGGTGGAATATTGACAACTACTGTTGTAGGTGGTGCTGGTGGTAATTTAAATATTGATTTAAACTTATACACTACAATGAACGATCTTGCCATATTTATAGCTACTCAAGATGGTTATTCTGCAAGTTCAGAAGCAGGCTCAATTAACCTAGCACCTATAAGATTAGATGAAGTTACTGCTGTAGGAATTTGTTCTACAGGAATCGTAGAATCTGGTAGAATTAAAAAATCTGCCTATAACATGGCTCTTAAGCTTGGAGAAAGTTCTACACTTGATATGTCTTTTGATGTTTCTTTTGGGTTACCATCTGAAATGGCTACGGCTCAATTTTTAGAAGGTGGAACTAGAGGTGCAACAAAATCTTCTGACATTATAAATGCTATAGCTCCTGCAGAAGGTGTTAAGGTAAATTTTGTAATACCTTTATTTTCAAGAGATGCTATCGATGATATTGCTGATGGAGACACTGACAGTGGTTCAACATATACTATTGATGCTATTAATTTTGCTGTAAAATCTCATGCACTTGCTATGTCAACTGTTAAATTAAAAAGGAACAGACTTGCAATGCTTAGTAAGTGGGATACTTATGCAAATATCAAAAATCATTCCCAAACACTAGCATCTTTTAGATCATTAGTGTGTTTTCAAAAAAGTACACAAACAAACTCTGTAAACGAGATTGTAGACTACTTACCATGGCATACATCTTGTATCGCTGCAGGTATGCAATCTGCTGGTTTTTATAAGTCACTAGCTGGTAAATTTGCCAATATTATTGGATTTACAGACCCTAGTGGTTATGATTCTGGAAACTTTGACGACACTGAAGGTGCTATTGATGCAGGTTTAATGTCTTTACAGTCTGAAACTGCAGGTAGTAAATGGATTGTTGACCAAACAACTTACGGATTTGATAGTAATTTTGTTTACAACTCATTGCAAGCAATGTATATGTCAGATGTGTTATCTGTTCAGTTGGCAGATTTTCTTGGTAAATTTATTGTTGGTAAGTCTCTTGCTGACATTGGTGCAGCAGCGATTGCTGGTCAAATTGCTAAAAAAATGGAAGAGTTTAGAAAACTTAAAGTTATCGGAGCTTCCGATGATGCACCTCTTGGGTATAAAGGGCTTAGTATTAATATAAATGGCCCTATTGCTGAAATTAAGGTTGAAGCGAAGCTCGCAACTGCCATTCTATTTATACCTGTACAGTTAGAACTTAGTCCAATCCAATCAAGTACAAGTGCTTAATTATTTAAGATAATATATAAGATAACAAAATAAGGAGAAATAAAATGGTTCAAAAGACAATGGTCGGTGCAAGAGCAAAAGTGAGGGTTAACGGACAAATCGTTGGACTCTTCGATTCTTGCCAATACGGTGCAAATATAGGGACAGAACCTATTCATATTCTTGGTAGATATTCAGCTGATGAAATCTCTATTACAAGTTATGAAGCTGTCCAAGTTGCTTGTTCTGGATTTAGAATAATAGATCAAGGTGTTCATGTTCTTCCTGCTGCACCTAAGTTACAAGATTTGTTAAATTTTGAATCAGTACAGTTAGAAGTAGAAGATAGACAGACAGGTAAGAATATCATGATTGTTAAAAATTGTGTTCCTTCAAATTGGGGTGAAGCTCAACAGGCCAAGGGAACTACAAGATTCAACATAACGTATATCGGAACTACACTTTCTGATGAGGACGGAGATCAAGATGAAGCCGATCAAGCAGCTTCACTTCCTTCATAAACAAGTAAAAACAGCTTTAATCATCTAGTATGATTTAAAATTTCCTCCCCTGGAAAACATAAAGCCGCCCGTATGGGCGGTTTTTTTGGTTTAATACCTAAAAACTATGATACTATGTGGTATGAGCGAAAAAAGAAAATGTATTTTTACAGGAAACCTTTCAGATTTTAAACTAACCTTCCCTTCAAGCGAAGGTGACCCTCACAATTGGATAAAAGCAGTTCCAACCACCAAAGAATATGTGGAAGAGAGCGGCCTACTCAAAAGAGCCTTATATGAGCCTGAAATTCAGCTCGTAGAGCTGTTTTACGAGCAAGAAGTGTTCAGGCTAAGGGCTAACAATATAGAGGTTAAAATGGCAAAAATAAGAGCCAATATCAAAGAAGGCGATATAGGTAAACCCATGCCGACTCATGAGTATTTTGCTCAATTGGGTGGCGACTCAAGTAAACCACCATCTGTTGGTGAGTATTTTACCAAAGAGATTGAGGATTCAGGATACGAGATAGATGAGGGAGTTACATTTCCTAAAGGTAGAGAAGATTTAGAGATTAATTTAAAAGAAAACACTTATTACACTATAATAGACGAACCTGATACTCCCGTATCTAAAGAGTGTTACGAAACCAAATTAAAGCCGACCAAAGTGTTGACAGAAGAAAAGAAAGATGCTATTGTAGAAAAGAGAATAGTAACCAAGAAAAAAGGGATATGGGACTAAATGGGAAGTTTTATCAAAAAGAAGAACAAACCATGGCTGGATGATTGGGGATTCGCCTATGGAGCTAGAGAAGAGCCTTTTATGGGTTTGAAAAGCTATCGCCTTAATATTCAAAGGAAATTTTTCACAAACGATGTGATAGAGTGCTTTGTGCGTGGAAAAGATGGCGAATATGAAGATTTAGAAATCGGAAACAATAAAAGCAAATATGCATTTCACCAAAAAGGAGCTTTCAGTGAAGACAATTAAAGAAGATGACAGTAGATTTAAATTGATCGGTGTGACTAGATTAGAAGATTTGTCCGATGGTGATGTGAAAGAATTGCCAGAATCTGATCTGTGTATACAAACAGATACTCACATTGTTCAGTACGAGTATATCGATGAAGAAGATGATAAAGAGCAATATATTATAAAACCAGGAGTGTGGACGTTTCAAAACACAAATGCTGGTGTAAAACTAGTAAAGCTACCTTTGAAAACTCACAATCTATTAGAAACTGCTAACAACACAGCTTTGATAAAAAAAGAGGCAAAGCTTTTTTTTAACAAACTGCATATTTATGAGAAATACAAAAAAGAGGCTAAAAGGTCTATTTTATTATATTCACAACCTGGCATGGGAAAGTCTAGTACCATAGCTAAATTAAGTGGAGAGTTTGTAGAAGAAGATGAAGGAACTGTTGTAGTTTTTTGGGACACTTCGGACATATCTGCAAGTTCGATAAGTAAATTCTTATCAACTGGTTCTAAGTTTAATAAAAAATGCACTAGAATGTTGTTTGTAATGGAAGATATTGGTGGAGGAAATGCTGAAGACTATCATGGTCCTAAAACAGCTGATTCAGGTCTTTTGGAATTGCTTGACGGTGCGTCTGTAAGTTTTAAGTTGCCAACATTTATAATAGCTACCACTAACACACCTGAAAATCTATTAAAATCACTAGCTGATCGTCCAGGTCGTTTTGATCAAATGTTTGAATTAGCTGGACCAAATGGTGAAGAAAGAGTTGCTTTAGGTACTTACATTGCCAATAGAGAGCTTTGTTCTGATGAAATAAAGTCTCTAAAAAGCAAAGATGCAGAAGATTTAAGTATCGCTCATATTTCTGAAATTATAATTAGAGCTGAGTTGCATGATAAAACTTTTGGAGAAGTTATAGTTGAAATGAGAGAGCACAAGAAGAAAATAGAAAAAGCTTTTCAAAAAGTAAAAAACAAACTAGGATTGACCCAATAAGGTATAGGTATAGGTATAGTAGTGAAAATAGTAATGATTTCAGACACCCACAACCAACATGATCAAATAGATTTAGATTGTGGAGATGTTTTAATACACGCTGGTGATGCAACTAGCAGAGGAACTTCTAGAGAAATTGGCGATTTTCTAAAATGGTACAGTGAACAAGACTTTGCATACAAAATACTCATAGCTGGAAATCATGATTGGGGTTTTGAGAAAAACTCTGATATATATGTTGACATGTGTAAAAAATATGGAATTGTTTATTTGAACGATTCTGGATACACTGTTAAGGATTTTGATACTGGTAAGGATATTAAAATATGGGGTAGTCCTGTGCAGCCTACATTTTGTGATTGGGCGTTTAATAGAGATATAGAGCCAACAAAGAAATACTCAAAACACAAAATAATCAAGCCACATTGGGATTTGATCCCAAACGATACAGACATTTTAATAACACATGGCCCTCCAAAGGGTGTTCGAGATTCGGTTTCAGATTTTTTCAATAAAAACGGTGTAAATGTTGGGTGTCCACACCTTAGAAATGCTGTTTTTGATAGGGTTAAGCCTAAACTGCATATTTTCGGACATATCCACGAAGAACATGGGGTATCTAGGCTTAATGGTATTTTGTTTGTAAATGCTTCACAGCTTAATGATCAGTATAATGTACACTACAAACCAAGGACAGTAGAATGGAAGGACAACAAACCAATCATGAGATAAAAAAAGACTTTACATGCTCTAAGAGAGGGTGCAAAAAAATATGTGAAGAAGTGTTTTACTATTCCTCCTATCACAGGCTGGCTGTTAAAGAGGGTTTGGATAAAAAAAGCTTTTGTAAAGAATGTTTTGAAAAAAAAGATGAAGAATACTCAAGTTTGTGATACTATATTAATAAGAATATTTAAAAAAGAAGGGAGACTAAATGTCCACGGTAAAAAAAACAAAATCACCAGCTAAAATGTTCTGTTCCGATCCTGATAGGTTGCAACAGATTACATCTGAAACGATGGACGAAGTTTCTGAAATTGTAGGGTCTAGCTACGGCCCAGGCGGTAAAAACACCCTGATTGAAAGTGATTACCCTGGAATTCCTAACAAAAATACGAAAGATGGTGTTACTATTTTTAAGTCATTAGGTTCAGCTGACCCTTATAAACACTTAATTATAGAGCAAACTAGAGATGCAGCTCAAAGAACCGCTTCTGAAGCTGGTGATGGTACGACAGCTACTACAATCATCTCAGCCCATCTAGTGAAGTCATTATTTAGTTTTTGTCGCAATAACCCTAAAGAGTCTCCACAAAGAGCTACTAGGGTTTTGAATAAAATTATAAAAAAAGAACTCATTCCTGCAATAAAAAAAGATTCCATAACCATAGATATAGACAACCAACATCTGTTGAAGAAAGTTGCTCAGGTATCTGCAAATGGTGATGAAGAAATGGCAGATGCTGTAATGGAAGCGTTTGATTTAGTAGGGTTTGGAGAGTCATCTCATGTAACTCTTCAAGAATTGTCAGGACCAGGTGGCTATGAAGTAGACTTGATAGAGGGACTTCCAATTGCTATTGGTCTAGAAGAGTCTGTAGGGAAGTTTCATACAGCATTCGTAAACGACAAAGGTAATCAAAGATGTAAGATGGACAAGCCGTTATTTATTTTGTTTGATGGCATGGTTAATGATATAGTCTCTTTTTTACCTATTATAGATCAAATTGGTGCTAAGGCGTTTGATGAAAATGATTCAAACTATATGAGTGTTGTACTTGTAGCCCATGGGTTTTCAGAAGCTGTCATTACTAATTTAGCCTATAACTTTGCAAATCCTAGTGGCTTAAATATATTACCACTATCTACGCCAATGACAAATATTAAAAACTCAAGACTAGAATTCTTATATGATCTTTCAGCCTTTACAGGTGCTAAGATTTTTGATATGACAAACCAAGTTGCCAAAGCAAAGATTACAGATTTAGGCAGTGAGATGACTAACTTTGAATCTTACAGGTTTAGATCAACAGTAGTTGGTGATCCTGAAGAGCTTCTAATAGAAGAAAGAGCTGAAGAGCTAGGGCAACAGCTTTCAAATGCTGCAAGTATTGCTGAAAAACTTGACCTAGAAGAAAGGTTGGGTAAATTAACTAATGGTATTGCTAAATTGAAAATATATGGTGCTTCAAATGGTGAACTTAAAGAAAAACATGACAGATGTGAAGACGCTGTATGTGCTGTAAGAAGTGCTATAAAACATGGCTGTTCTCCAGGTGGCTGTAGAACCTTAGTAAATCTAGCGTTGCAATTGGATAGTGAATACCAAGAAGGTCATAGAGATTACAACTTAGTGCAAACAGTTTTGATTGAGAGTTTAATGGAACCTCTAAGAAAACTTTTAGACAATGCAGGATATGACCATGAAGAAGTTACGAAAATTATAACAGATTATTTTTTACACACTGACATGGTGTACGATATAGAAAATATGGAATTTGGACTACCTGAAGACCTTGGTATTTTCGATGCTACGCAGGCATTGACTCAAGCATTGGAAAACAGCGGCTCTATAGCTAGTGTAATGGGTAATCTTGGTGGCATTATATGTTCTCCAAGAGATAATCAATTAGAAATACAAGCGTGGAAAGAAGAGCAAGACTTCAATAGAGCCACAAATAATGCTGACGAATTTAGAAACGAAGCAAATATAAGGGCATAATATGGAAAACTCAAGTTTAGGAATGACAAAAGGGCAAGTAACAGATGCCCTAAAAAGACATGAAGATGCTTTTCAAAAAGAGTTGGAAGATATAGATATAAGAAAGGTTGTTCTAAAAACAAAGAAAGCTGTTTTGGAACAGGCTAGAGTTAATGCTAGATGTGAACAAGCTGCCATTGATCAGATGTATCAAATTCAAAATATAGAAAAAAGAATAGATAGCTATATTTATAGAATACAAGGTATGGAAAAATTATTATCAAATCAACATAAAGTTTTTTCCGAAGCTATAGGGTTACTATCAAAAAAAGAAAAAGAAAAAGGATTTTTTAGTAGGTTTTTTAGATGGATGGCATAGAAGAAATAAAATCAAAACTTCTACTACAGAGACTAAATAGCAAAGAAGAACTTCAAAATTGGATTTACACCTATTTGGATATAAAGTTTCCAATGGGAACTGTTTATCCAGATTCAACACATGCTCCAATTGATGCTATGTGGCGTATTTATGAACTGTACAAAACAGGTGATAGTAAACATGTGCCTCAAGTAACTATGTTGGCGAGCAGGGATTCTTACAAAACTTTGGCCGCTAGTGCTATGATTGTTGTTCTCATGGTTCATTTTAGACTACAACTAGCCACAGCTGGGGCGATTAAAGCACAGTCCGACAAGATGATTCAATATATTGGTGGACATTTTAGAAAGATAGACATGTATTTGGTTGAAAATGGTTGGCAAAAAATATCTGAAAGTAAGTCAAGAACCGATTGGTTAGATGAAAATGGGTGGCTTTGTTTTGCTAGAGTTGTTGTTGCTACTGTTGCTGGTATGAACTCGGAACATGTTCCGTTTTTAGCAATTGACGAAGTAGATGTTGTCCAAGACCCACGAGCACTAGAGGAAGCTAAAATGATTCCCTGTGTTTATAAGAACTCTTTGGGAGAAACTTTCTTTCCGCTAACTGTATATCTTTCTACTAGAAAGTATGCTGGTGGTATGATGGAAAAAACTCTAAAAGATACTATAAGGTCAGGTGGCGAGATTCTAAAATGGAATATCATAGATGTGACTGAAAGAATTTCTGAAGAAGAAGCTAGAGTTAATGAGCCAAAGGTTTTGAGATATATATCTAGAATTCTTCCACTTAAGAATATATCACCAGAAGATTTTGAAGAATTAAACGATGAATCAAAAAGTAAATTTGAAGCATTTGAAGCGTATGCTGGAATTGCAGAACATCCTATGTTGTCTATTATAAAAAATTACCTAGTAGATAGACCTCAAGATAATGTTGAAAACCTATACAAACCAATAACAGCGGTCCATAACAACTTTAAACAAACATCTCCTGAAATGGGAGAGGCTCAACTGTTGTGTAACAAACCAAGTTCGTCAGGACTTGTATATCCACGTTTTGATGGGGAAGAAAATGGAATCACTATCGATGAGGCTTATGAATACTTATCTGGAGAAGAAGAGAAAGATAGAACTTTGTCTGAATTAGTTAAATATATGCATGACCTTGGTATTGAATTCTATGGTGGGGCCGATTGGGGAAACACTGATGAGACTTCGTTGGGTATTTTTGCCAAACTATCGGGTGGAAAGTCTTGGTTGATTGATATTACATCAGCCGCTGGTATGGAAATACCTGAAATTATAGAAAAATGTAAAGACTATACCAACAATTACAACATAAAACAGTGGTATTGTGACTCCAATTACCCTGCCTATATTAAAATGCTTAGGAAAACAAATACAATATATGGGAAAATACCAGCTATTGGTGTTAAAAAGGGAATCGACTCAGTAATTGACGGAATAACCTGTGTTCAATCTAAAATTGTTGATGCTAACAATAACAGACACTTTAAAGTGTTGAAAACAAGGAACAATGAGCGTGTATTTAACTCGTTTGAGGTGTATAAATGGAAAATAGACGGAAAAGGAAATTCTATAGATAACAAGCCAGAGCATGGGAAAGATGGAACTGCTGATATTATGGATATGATTAGATATTTCTTCCATAGTATGTTTGGTAAAGGTTCTAAAATACTATTTTCCTATGATGGACCGTCTTCAACCCAAGGGCCTAATAGTATTAGCGATAAAATAAGGCAATTATCGGGTGAAAAACCAGATAACTCAAAGAAATCAGGTGAAAAGAAGGGGATCGTGTGGGATATATAATGACACTTGTGTAAAGGTAATCTTTAAAACAAACACTTATAAGGAATAAAAATGGCTAACATGAATTTATCAATAGATATAAAAGGGTACGATAACGGTAATTCCAACACTTGTTATCCTAATTTTGGAAGAAATCTTCAATATGTGGGGATTAGTGTTTCAGACGAAAACATTCAAGATGTAACTGTAGCAGCTTCAACTACAAAATCTCTTTTTTCTGTACCTACAATTGATGCAAAGAAATTTATATATTTAGAAGCGAGTGCAGAGTGTGATATTATACTAAATAGTGGGGCAGAGGTTACGACTGTAAAACCTCTAATTGTAGGAACTACATCTCAAAAAGGGATATATCTTCTATCTGCAGATATTGAAAGCATAAGTATTACAAACAATAGTGCAAGCGACTTACAAGTCTACTTCATTACAGCTAAATAAGGTTATATATGTCTGACGATAAAAAGGATTTAAACAAAAGTGACCCTTCCAAACAGAAGACTCTTGTTACTTTTGCAAATGAGATAAGTGGTGAGCTGAACAAGTCTTACATGGATAATCCTGATGCTCAAAAGAGTTTGGCAGATTTGATAGGTTCAGCTTCTGGTAATGCTAAGAGAACAAACAAAACAACTGTTCCTAGAATTGCATTCACCGAAGACCCAGTTACTAAAGATAATTATTTCGGTCTATTTAAAAACAAAAAGAGACTATTACCTGATTGGACTATAAAAAGAATCAGACAAGAGGATCATCTCGTAGCATCTATATTACGTGCTAGAGGTAATACAATGTCTATGTTTGGTCGTATTAGAAAGGATAGATTTGATATTGGACTTGAATCTGTTATTAAATCAGAATACGAAGACACTATAACACCAGACCAAAGAGAAAAGATAAAACAAAGACAAGACAAATCCTTGACTATCCTTATGAATTGCGGTAGTAATGATGGTGTTTCCAATGAAGATAGAATACTTCTTTCTGAGTATTTTTACATACAAGCTCAAAATGGACTAGCTTTTGGTAGACATGCTACGGAAGTTATCTACAAAGAAGATGATATTGGAGATAAGGTATTCCATAGATTTAGACCAATAGATGCTGGTACTATAATGAGAGCTGTCAAAAAAGGTGAATATGCCGATAGTGTTAGACAGTCTTCTATTAGGTTGTTAGAAGAGGCTACAGGTTCTAAAATTGACGCAAGTACAGCATTAGCTGGAAGTTATTCTTGGATTCAAGTTATAGAAGGTGTCCCTAGACAAGCCTTTACACAAGATGAAATGCTTGTATCAAACCTTTACCCTTCAACAGATATTGAGCACAATGGGTATCCTGTTACACCTTTAGATACAATTATGCAAGCTGTGACCACTCATATTTCTATTGAAACTTATAATAAATTATACTTTGCCAACGGTAGAGCGACAAAAGGTCTTTTGATTATACAATCAGATGAGATAGATCAAGCTACAATTGAAGGGATTAAACAACAGTTTAATGCTTCCATCAATAGTGTTGGTAATTCTTTTAGAACTCCTATTTTTGGAGTTGGTTCTGAAGACAATGTTCGTTGGGAGCCGATGAATCAACAAAAGAAAGATGGGGAGTTTCAGTTTTTATACGACTCTGTATCTAGAAATATTCTATCAGCATTTGGTATGTCCCCTGATGAATTGCCAGGTTATGGACATCTGTCAAAAGGAACAAACCAACAATCTTTGTCAGAAGCAAATAACGAATACAAACTTACTGCAGCTAGAGATACTGGTATAAGACCTCTTATATTGAAATTTCAAGATTTTATTAATGAAGAGCTTTTCCCTTTAATAGACCCTGAGTTGGCAGAGATATGTACCATACAGCTTTCAGGGCTTGATGCTGACACTAGACAAGATGAAGCGTTGAGATTACAACAAGATATGCCTATCCATATGACTATGGACGAGGTTCTTGAAAATGTAGACAAAAGAGGTGTTGGAAAGCATCTTGCTGGTGATGTAGATTTTAACGAGAGATACCAAGTAATTGTAGATAAATATTTAGATGTTGGAAAATATGCTGGAGAAAAGATTGATCCTGCATATTATTTTGATCCTGTTTTGAAATTCAAAAGAGATGGCTTTTTCTTCCAACAAATAGAATTGTTAGGTCAAATGAATCCAAATGCTGTAAAAGCTTACTATGCTTACAGACCAGATGCTATGGAACTGTTGAAAATGTTAGAACAAGATATGTTGGATGAAAGTGATGAGTAAAATTTGTATAAAATGTAATATAGGAGAATAAATTATGGCCAGCAAAGTTAATTGGAAGAGTAAGTATGAAGAACTTCGCTCGAAATATATGAACGCAATAGATGTTTCCTTTAGACTTGGTGTAGAGGAAGGGGCTAGAAATGCCGAAATGGAAGCTCTGCAGCAGCAAGTAGCACAGATGGAAGAGCAAGCTGCTATGGATCAAGAGGCTGCCATGATGGGTGGTGAAGAGGAAATGATGCCTGAAGAAATGATGGGAGAAGAGGGTATGGAAGAAGAAATGCCTGAAGAAGAACTTCCACCTGAAGAAGGTGATGATCTAGGTGGGGCTATTGATGAGCTTGAAGATTATGTGAAAAATGAGGGAAAAATAAATGCTACAGATTTGTTGAAATCATTTCACAAATCTCAAATAAAAGAAGAAGACAAAAAAGACAAATCTAAAAGTTCCAAAAAAATAAAATCCCTGCTTAAAAAGTGGGATAATGAAGAAGAAACTGAAGAAAACAATCAAACTGATGATGTTATAGGTCAAGCCTAGACTTTTTGTTGCAACATGTACTTATCTGTGATATGATAGGTACATGAGTGATTACAGTTATCAAATACATTCAGCAAAAAAAGTAATAGAAGGTGTTTTAAAACCTAGCACAGAGGCTAGTGTTCTTGCTGGGACACCTGGTTGCGGCAAAACAACGATATCTCAAATTGTGATTTCAAGTTATCTTGAAAAATTTCCTAAAGCCAACATATTAGTCCTTACTCATGGGCAAAATCTACTTAAAAATCAATACCTTGAAAATCTAAGAAATCCAAATGTTAAAATAGATTTCTCGTTTGGAGAACTGGGAAGCAATGCCCAAGTTCAGGTTGGCTTACCTCACTCTATCAAGAAATACCCACATGACAGTATCGATCTACTTATAGTAGATGAGTGTCACGAGTTTTACTTGAAAAAGATGGTACAAAACATTATATTAAACAAAAAACCTAAACACCAAGTATTACTGACAGGTTCTCCTGCAGAGTTTAACAGGCTTAAAAAGCTTGGTAGAAAGTTTGAGATAACCTATATATCTGGAGAAGAATTGGTAAGAAATGATATATTTTCTTCTGTTGATTTAGATGTTATATCTGTAAAATACAAAAAGAATGCAAGAGAGTCCATTATAGAGATGTTGAAACATGCAAAAAGAAAAGGGCAAAATACAGATAAAATAATGATAGCTGTAAATAGAATAAGTGAAGCTCAAAATGTTGCATACCACATGAAGAGTATTGGCAGAAAGGTAGCCCTATCTACTCACAAAGATGATATTAACAATAGAGTTGTTGAGGCCTTCAAAAGAGGTGAATACGACACTTTAGTGGTAGTACAACGTGGTATCTTGGGGTTCTCTGATAATAACATTACAGGCATATTTGACCTAAGATGTAGTACCAGTGTAGATATTTCAAATCAAATTTTTGCAAGAGTATTGAGAAAACATCCACAAAACATTAGAAAATTCTACTACAGGTGTGGAGATAGTAAGACAAAAGACTTTGAGAAACAGGAAATAATGCTTTATAAGATAAAAGCTATGATGCGTAAGGATATTTTTCAAAAATATGACGGAACAAACATGACAGTAAGGAGGTCATCATGACAACGAAATCAAAACTAGTACAAGTTCAAATGATTATGGATACTATTGCTAAAGTTGAAGATATTCAGGAACAGACTAGAGTTACAACTAAATCAGATGCTGTAAAGTTTGCTATAGACATTGCTGCCTTAGTACTAGGTACAATTGCTGATAGAGGTGAAGTCTTTTTAGTTAACAAAGACGGTGAAAAAACTAGGATCACGATTCCTAGGGTTAGTTTATAATGTCTACTGAAAAAGCAAACAAGCTTTTGTATATAACACAAGAAACAAGACAAGTTGAAGGAGAAATGGTATATGAAAAATAAACACAATAATATTGATTTTGTAGCACTTACTTGGGCATTACTAGTATTAGGTTTAATTGTTTGGTTTGTTGTTTTTTTTGACCAAAGAGATCAAGCAAGATTGAGAGATCAAGTAAGATTGAATGCCACCAAGGCTAATAGAGTAATCAGAGCCAACGCTGAGTGTAAAATTTTACGTGAGAAAGATACTCCAATAATTGGCATAAAGTGTGTTAAACTATCTAAATAT